CAGAGGCGGTCGAACTCCGCCTTCGCAAAATAAGCGGAAGCCTGGCGAAGGATATCGTTACTGCGGCGCAGTTCACGATTTTCACGTTCCAGCTCTTTCAGACGCTGACGTTCAGCGCTGGTGAGCCCACCATCACCGCCCCCGGTATCCCGCTCATGCTGGCGAACCCAGACACGCAGAGTCTCCGGCGTACAGCCAATCTTTGGGGCAATGGAACAAATTGCCGCCCACTGTGAGTCATATTCATCCTGACTTTCCAGAACCATACGAATCGCCCGCTGACGGACTTCGGGGGAAAAACGAGTATTTTTAGTCATCCTGTTTACCTCTTTCTCAGGGAGTTTAGTCTCCAGGATTTCCGGGGCGGTTCATGCCAGTCTGCTGCAAAAGAAAGGTCAGGCCTTATGGTGGAAATAATCACTCAGGCGAGAAAACATGCTGCCTTCCCCGACAGATTCCAGGGTAACCAGCGGCCAGTGCGCCACCTGTTTATCACGGTCGTAAAGTTCAATTTCCCCTACCCGCTGATGGGCGCTAATTGGCGCGGTGAGCTCTTTACCATTAAGGGTATATTTGGCTTTGATATGTGGAATTTCGGCTTTCGGTAGCACCATCCAGAACTCTTGTTCCGTTCCCAGGGCGATATTTTCTTTATCACCATACCAGATGCGTTCCGTACCGACCTTTTTCCTACGGTGCAAAATTTGCACCGTAGTAAAGTTTTGTTGCCCCCAACGCAGTAATTTTTTTGCCTCTTCCTCACGACCTTTTGCGCTGTCAGCACCCATTACCACTGCAATGAGGCGACGCTGCCCGTCTATAGCCGAAGCAATAAGATTAAATCCGGCACCAGAAGTATGGCCCGTTTTCAGGCCGTCAACATTCATGGTCTTATCCCACAATAACCCGTTACGGTTTTGCTGGGTGATACCGTTCCAGGTGAGGCTTTTCTCACTGTACATATGATAAAACTCGGGCTCGCCGTGGATGATAGCGCGAGAAAGCACGGCTAAATCATAAGCCGAGCTATGCTGGCCAGGTGCATCCAGACCATGCACTGTTTCAAAATGCGTATCCTTGAGATGCAGCTTCTCGGCATAGTTGTTCATCATTTCAACAAACTGCCGTTGCCCACCGGCAATATAGTCAGCCAGAGCAACACACGCGTCATTTCCGGAATCCACAATTAAACCTCGGCTTAAATCACGTACCGATACGCGATCGCCCTCTTTCAAAAACATCAGTGAAGAACCGACAAACACCGGATTATCTTTCGCCCACGCATCACGCCCCACGGTGACAATATCGTCTGGCGTAATGCGATGACTATCGATAGCGCGATCCACGACATAGCCCGTCATCAGCTTTGTCAGGCTGGCGGGATTACGCTGTTGATGCTCATTACCCGCGGTGAGAATCTGACCGGTGGTGTAATCCATCAATACCCAGGACCCGGCATGAATCTCTGGAGGCTGAGGTGAAAAAGGAATGTTTTCCGCCGCAAAACCAGACGATAAATTAAAAACGAACAAAGAAGCAGCAATAATAAGACGGCGTTTCAACAGCAAACCCTCAGGTGTTTCAAATAGCTGTTCTTTTTACGGAAATACTTATGAACTGGCTGGAATAAAGTGCAAGAAAATGTGACTACTATCTCATTTTTATCTGACATGATCTGTTGTCACTCGCTGCCAAATTGTCGCGCTAAAGCTGATTAGCACGGTGATATTTGATACTCTGGCAGACAGCAGAAATAACGGATTTAACCTAATGATGAATGACGGTAAGCAACAATCTACCTTTTTGTTTCACGATTACGCGCAATACCCCTGAGAACCGCCATGAACAAGGGTTTCATGATTTGTGATTTTAGTTTGGTACGCAATTTGGTACACAACACTATTTTCACTTCATCGGGTAGTCATCAAACTCACCATAACGAGCATCGTTAATGATGTATGTGATCACCACAAACATCACATCTGGACTAGTTCCGTTTTCATGCGCAGGTATTTGTTTACGTCTCCCTTTCTGCAAATCCTAAAGATGAGATTTTGGTGTTTTGTGATATCTTTTATCCTCAGTTCTCTATCTATTATGCAAACCAGTAATGAACCATCACTATGTGATAGTGAGGCATCCGCTACATTAAGCGCAGAGAAATGATGCAGTGGTGGGCAGACTGGCTTGATGCTGGATTGAAATAAAACTAGAATGCATTCAAATATATACTTTATATTTTTATAAGGAGAAAGCGATGGTAGCCACTAGGCTAAATTCAATACAAATAATGCGCGGTATTGCAGCATTAATTGTTGTTGCATTTCACATAAGATACAACTTATCTGTTTATGAGCAAAAAAATCTTGGAGACTTAATGTTTTCAAATGGAGAAGTAGGTGTATACCTTTTTTTTGTGATAAGCGGATTCATTATATCACTATCAACAAGAAGGAAAGAGTCGCCTTTAGAATTTAGCATTAAAAGATTACTTAGAATATATCCTCCATACATATTTTCTTTTGCAATACTGCTTTTTTTATTGAATGAAAATTATAGATTAATGGATGTAGTAAAATCATTAATACTTATACCATTAAACTCGCACGCCGCAGGTCCATATTACGGGTATAGTATACTCTTAGTTGCGTGGACACTTAGTTATGAGTTGTTCTTTTATTTTTGCTTTCTTGTATCAATGTCATTAAGCCAAAAATATAGAGCGGTAATATGTTCATTGATCCTGTCATCACTAATTATATTTGGCAATTATTATTTATTTGGATCGATTGGGGTAAATCCACACACAAGAGCATTTGATGGCGGTGGAATATTTGCAAGTATTATTTTCATAACAAACCCAATAATAATAAACTTTATATTAGGGATGCTTGCTGAGTTTATTTATAGCAATACAAAAACCAACAACAAACTTTTAAACAAAGCAATTAAAATGTTAGCTCCGATAGTTGCCGTAATATCAGTCTGGGGGATGCTATCATCTTCAATGTGGATGGGTGAAATGCAGTGGGCGATACCTTGCTTTGGTCTTGTAACCTCTTTGTCACTACTGGAGAAGTCTGGGGTTTCTTTTGAATTTCCAAGTCTTGTAAAAATTGGAGCAATGTCATTCTCAATATATCTAATACACCCAATAATTATCGAATTATTAAGCCAAAAATATTTTGTTGTTTTTTGGCAGGATGGATTTACTAAGTTCTCAGTCATCATTTTGATTACAGTTTTTGCGGCAAGAATAATGTATGAAACAATTGAGATTCCATCACAAAAACTAGCCAGAAAGCTCATATCAAAAATAAGATGAAAAACTGCGATACCATTAAATTTGTGGTATCGCAGGTCGCCTAGCCATCATACCAAGCATTGTTAAGAAACTGTGTAACTCTATTTCTTGATAGTTCAAATAGCTGAGTGCCATTTTGAACTCCAGACAGATCAAACCTGGTATTTTTGGTTAACATATCCCATCCCGTGGCAGCTGGTGATACATATATTTTGGTTGTAGCATTATAAATTATGTTGCCACGGAGACTAATGTCTGAAATAGAACCTGAACCGGCTACTTCCAGTGAAATTCCTTTGTTGGATGCTGGACATAAAATAGTGTTGCCAGAAGCAATAAAACCAGTCATGGAACCCGACGTTAGCATGTCTATACCATCTGAAAGGGTAGAAGCGTTATTATTAGTGACCTTCACGCTTGACGTGTTTCCAGCGTCACCAGACTTGATGAAATTGGTTGTGTTGCTTGACCGGTTGTAGTCAACATTAAGCCCTGCTATTGTTGACGCTCTCAGGAAATAACTATCATTAGAACTATTGCCAGAGAATACATTTTCAGAAATATAAACATCTTCAGACATGGCTACATCTGCAAATGACTTACACGTCCCTTTTGCCCTGTTGCGGTTTATTTTGATGTGTTTACTACCACTACCATCATATGTCTTGATGAATAATGGGATTACAACAGCACCGCCAATCAGGTTGTTATCCGTAACTTCAATCTCATCCGCATGGTTTCCTATATGAAATGCTTCTGTTCCATACTGTCCTGCAGACAATGTGTTTTTATACACTTTGCCATATGAGGTATTAGCATGAGTATCTATACCAAAGGTTTGACCAACACCAGATCCTTGAGTGAAGTATCGTGCAGCAAATCCGATAATATTGTTATTGTATATCTTGAAATTTGAAGCAGTGTAACCTTCGTCAGGCTCAATATCTATACCAGCTAATAGCGTATCACCTATGTAGTTTCCATGAATCTCAAACTGCCTAGTATCACTTCCAGCTGCAATAGCCATCCTATTGGTTGTAATGATGGTGTTATACCTTACCTTGAAATTTTTCGCGTTATAAACCAGGATGCCATCCCCACGCTGTATCCCTACACCTCCAATATTTTTGATATTACAATTTTGAATTAACAGCCCATCCGTCTGTACATCGTAGTTTGCATAATCACCGAACCATATTCCTATGCCGCACTCACCGGATAGCGTTGAAATTCCAATATCGTGAACATTCACGCCGTCTATAACGATATTGCTGCCACCGTACCCACGAATTCCTCCATCCAGGGTGCCTGTTATATCAACATCAATCACTTTGGCGTTGGAGATGTTAGCCATAAGTATCCCGGATTTCTCTTGCTGAGTTCCGCCATCAAATTGAAAGTTTAATGACCCGCTATGCATCACTTTATTACTTTTGTGGTTAATAGGTGAGCGAAGTTTTGAAACGAATCCGACGCCACCAAGTTTAACGCTAGGAGATTCAGAGTCTAATGCAGCGGATACAGCAGCATCGTTGAACTCTCCATCAATAGCACCCCATCCGCGAATGTCACCCTCTTCTCTCCACTGCTGAATTTTAATATGCTGATCCATCGATGGGATTAGAAGATATCCATTTGGACCCGCTAGCTCTTGTCTTAATTGGTCAGGGTCATACTTCAGCACATTAGGAAAATAGAACTGCTGGGAACCATACGCATCATAAACAGCCATAGAATGGCCTTGTACAGTTACGAATTTGGCAATCTGTCCGTTATATACAGGATAACCAGCAGCGTTAATGATGATTGGTTGCGATACAGGAACGTGAGAGCCGTCTTCATTCTCTACATAAACCTGAATCTGGTTTTCAGGATTTACCGGGTCAGTGTCAATTTTACCGATATAAATTTTGCCATTGGCTACGGCTTTAAAAGAACGAGCCATAGTGAAGAGTTGCGAAGGCATGCTCACTACAACATTGGCATTTATTGAATCTGTCATTTTAATTTGCTCCAGATACAAGGAATCGCCGCAGCATGGCTACGGTGAATTTTGGGCATAAAAAACCCAGCCGAAGCTGGGTCGTTGCGTTGGTTATCTGTCAGTAGTTATGTACTGAAGGAGGTAATTCTTTATTCTTAAGTCTCATCCATGCGGAAAGATTCGTTGGTCCGTCTGGCTCATTAATATCAACATCTCGTGTGTGGTTTATTAAAACGTCTCTCGCCATCCCGATAACATACGAAAACTCATGACCGTAGTCGTAGCATCTGCCGGAATAGTTAGATTGAATTTGTTTTAATGCCGGATACAGTTCGCGGAATAATGCCTGTGAGCGGTTGGCATAATCCCATAACCATACAAGGCTGTTTGCTTCTTTTGCAGAAAGCTCGTTGGTTTTCCTCTCTTGTTTACCGATGAACTCACCTTCAAGCACTACCCTGTGGATGTACTCTACAGCTTGCGGTATCTGAGATGCATCAAGCTCTTCAATACTTTCCACATTGAAACGCTGATGAATCATTGCATAAGCTTCTGGGTACATTAGATGCTTTTTGCTGACTAGCATATTTACAGCATCACGAAGTGGAGTCCTGTCATCAACAGATGTTTTCTTACGTGCATTTTCTGCCTTTCCCTTTGTCCAGTAGTCATGCAGCACAGTAAAGCATTCTTCCTGGTACTGAATCAGTTTATCGCGGATGTCAGCACGAACTTTCTCAGGGTTGATGCTGAACAGCCATCCATTTAACTTCTTCAAAGGAAGGCAGAGTAGCTTACGAAGCTTACCATCAGCGGCAACCATGTTCATATGAACACAGTTGAATTTGCTAATCTGCTTCATGAGTTTTGTTTGCTGCGTTGACCAGCTCATTCCAAGGTTTTCAACGATTGGCTTCATCGCAACATATGCAACTCCGGCAGCCATGGCGGTGATAATTTGCTGACCGTTGAATGGTACGTAAGAGGTGTTCACTGCTTCTAAAATTGCTATACTATTCATGTTGGTTTTTCTCCACAGATTTACTGACAACCGAAGCCCTGACTGTTCCCGCAGTTGGGGCTTCAACTTTACGCGCCAATGCGCCCTTCCTTCTTAAAGCTTTCCATTACTCTCTGATAAATCTCAGAGTTAACAGACCGACCATTCTCTTCCGCCACCTTGCGTACCAAATCCAATACTTCTTTAGGCCACCGCAAATTGAACTGCGGCATCTTGCTCATTCCTTTCATATTCACCTCACAATATAGGTCCACCGTGGACCTATTGAGAATATAGTAGAGTGCTTCTATCATGTCAATACACTAACTTGGAGTGATGGCATGGCTAGAGATGATCCGCACTTTAACTTCCGTATGCCTATGGAAGTAAGGGAGAAATTAAAATTCAGGGCGGAGGCGAATGGGAGATCAATGAACTCCGAGTTGTTACAAATCGTCCAAGATGCTCTATCAAAACCATCGCCTGTGACTGGATATCGCGACGATGCAGAACGACTCGCTGATGAGCAGTCCGAACTTGTTAAGAAGATGGTGTTTGATACGCTGAAGGATTTGTACAAAAAACCCACCTGACGGTGGGTTTCATAATTAGATTTCTGGTTTCATTCTTCCAAAAACCTTTTCTATTCCTTTTTCGTATTCTTCTCTTGTCTCACTCATCGCTGCGACCCCAAGAAGCTTACCGATATGCTGACGCAAAGCCTTGACACCAATTTCAGAAAGGAACAGATGCAACTTATCAGATTGTTTTCCGTTCTCGTCTCGGCTGGCTCGAATCTGTTCAAGGATTTTACCTTTACTCTTTGCTAGCGGGGTGTATATCTGCATGTTGGTTAGCTGCCCAAAACGAATAGGCCGTCCTTTCTCTGGCCTATTCAGGCCGTACAGTCGATACCACTCCTCGTATAGCTCATCTGGAAATTCCTTTTCATATTGACGAGCCTCTTCACGAACAAACGCTTTGAACTCGTCAATGACAGCCTGAACTTCTGGACGATAACCAGCAAGCGCATACGCAACCCCCTTAATTCCCGCCTTAGCGGAGGCATTAATAAGTCTCTGTGCTGCGGCGGCTGCCTTTAACCGTGATTGTGGTAGATCGTCATTATCTTTGGCTTCTATTAGTGCCCTACCAATATCAACAATTGCTGTAATGTCATAACCTAACGCTTGATGAACGGTTTTAGACTTCGAAGTAAGTTGAAATTTATAGGGATTTTCCATTTTTCGCTGCAATTCTAGATCTCGGTATTTGCTCATATACTGAGCGCCAAGCAGTTGATCTAAATCCCTGGCATGTTCACCAATCCCTAGCAACTGAGATAATCCAGTTTTCGTAACAACGACAGTTTTCGACTCGTCATCCAGTACATAACATTCAGCATCAATGCCAAAATCATCTAAAAAGTTACCACGATGAGTTGCCCTGAGAATCTTACTTTTCCATCTTGCAGCAGCTGCTTTCTTTGCTATTTCAGAACGCTGCTCTTTAGTCAGCGACTTTGCGCGAGCGATCCCGCCCTTAGCTTTCCCTTCGCCACTTTTCTTTTCAGTCATAATGCAAGCACCTTTGTTGTGATTTATGCTTGCATTATATACACTGTGCACACATACAAGCAAGCATAAAACTAAAACAAAATGCTTGCATTACAACCGCGCTACTCCAACTACACATTATCATCTGGTATCCTGCTCAAAACTAAGGAGGTTGGTGTGAAGCAATTTCTTGCTGCTATGTTCTTATTCATATCTTTTGGGGCTACAGCAGAGTGCTGGGTCGTTGGAGATATGCGCGGAATAAGCTATTCAGAACGAAATAATTTCCATCCGGAAGAAGATGGTTTTAGTGGAACATTCATCATTAAGACAAGCGGTGAAGATGCCAGCATCACATATTCTGGGACAGATGCGGGCGGCATGGCTTACAAAGCATTGTCTAAAAACTCCATCATAGGAATCGGCGCGAATGGCGAAACTCAACGCGTTATCGACTCATGGGTAATACATCCTACTGGAACAGTTTTAATGTCAAAAACCATTTCCGGTTATGGAAATATGGATTCAACCAAAGCTTTTGTTGGAAAAGTAAAAAGAAAATGTTAGCGATTGAATCCAATTTCCCATACGTTACTGCTGTGTTGCCTCAGTAGCAAACAGCGGTCTGATGGCATTCGCAGCGTTATTTAGCGCTCTTTCATAGGCTGGTGTTCCTGCTTTGGTGTTTGCCAAACGAAGAAGCATATTCCTTGCGGCTTTGGACTCATACAAACGCATCATTGCACCAAAGCCAGCCTCAAGCCCCATTGATACTCCAAGAGTCGCAGTTGCGCCAATCGTCCTTATCCTGTTGGCTTGTGATTGCCCCGTCTGAGTTACTACATTTGCGGTGTCTGACCTTGCTGTTTGCTGTAGAACTTCATGAAGAGCATCAAGCTCTTTCATGTGCTTTCCAGAAAAAATAGTGTTGTAAATTTCACCGCCTGACTGAGATTTAAGCTTATTAACTTCAGTGATGAACTTGGCTGGAAAGTCACCGGCCTTTTCCGCTATTTTGCTGACGTAAGCTGCACGCATAGCATCTTTCCCTTTATCATCCAATGCGCTCCAGATTCGTTTCACGTCAGATGGCTTTCTGCTTAATACAACGGTATTTATAAGTTCAGGACTGGCTTCACTGCTTGCCTTGTTGAGCTTGTTAGCAATGTTTTTATTAAGCACCTTATTATAAACGTTTGCATAATCGGAATTTGCTTTAAGGTATTTTGCTGCGTCTGACGCACCGAGGTTTTTTGCAACTGCGTTACGAAGGTCTTTTGACATTGCATTCTCTACCATATTGGTAGCTGCTTTTGCCTGGTTGGGGAAGACCATAGAATCTCCCTGAACATTAGATCTAAATGCTGTTCTGTGCTGACGCAAGAGATCAAACGTAACATCCAAATCAGTTGCAGGGTTTGCTAATTCTTCACGTAGGTTACGCAAGGATGTAAGCAGGCTTTGATTGGCTGAAGTCCCAAGCCGTTCCTGTCTTGCGATCGCTGTATTCAGAGCATTCATGGTATTTGTGGTATCAACTGCGGCATTACCCATTTTATTGGTGACGTCATTGATAACAGCGCCAGCGGCATCCTTCCGCCCCCTTAACGTGGTGGTCAGAGATTTCACCACATCATCAGGGTTGTACTCACCAAAACGGTCAAAATAATTGCTTACCAGCTTACTACGCGTTGCATATTGCTCCGCTCTCTTTGAGCCTGTCCCGAGCAAAGCCCCCTCGGCATCCTGAGTAAGGCCGCGAGTGAAAGCATTTTTCGGCGGGATAACATCAGATGTCATTGGTGTCACGCCCATCGATTCTGATGTGGCAATTTTCTTCGCCACTTCTGGCGCAATATCACCTTTTATAGCCGTTATTCCACGCCCTATTCCCTTTGCTGCTGCGGAAAGAACCCCCTGAGCGGCAAGGTTAACTCCGGCGTTTCTTGCTGCATTTTGTGCGAAATCGCCTTTCTGATTTGCAGCCTCTGCCAGTGAGCCAATAGCCATGCTTCCTGCCGTTCCAACTCCTGGAACTAAATACCCACCAATTGTTTCACCGGCTTGCGCGTAGGGGTCTGTCGGTCTGTCTACTGGACGATAAACATCATCCAAAACCTTGGGTCCACCAAGCCCCTGACTGATTGCATTAATCAGACTTGCGCCACCCTGCAATACGTCAAATGGTATGTTTACCAGACCACGACCAGCCTGTTCTGCAATTTGCCCTGCACTTTGACCACCAGTGAGCCAATCGCCAGCTTGTTGCATCAATGATGGTTCTTCACGTGCTGGTTCATTGCTATCCTGGCTGACAGTTTGTTGCTGAACAGACTGTCCAGCAAAATACTCATCAATGGCAGATCCAATATCTTCCGTGCTCGTACCATCAGGGAAGGTAAATGTCTTACCGTTTGCAGTTACTTTCATCATTCCACCGTAAATTGAATGCCTGATTTTGAGGTATATGATCCAACCTGATTCCGTGGTTCTCCTGAAGGTGTCGAATCTTGCGCTGGTGCTGCGTCAGTATTCATTGACATATACCGCTTAACGGCACTCCCCAATGATTCACCTTTTTTAACATCCAACCCCAATATCTGACCGCCATTACGCGATTGTCCAGGGTTGCCATTCGCGCTCATCCACTCAGCTTTAAACTCATTAAACTGCGCGTTTCGTCGCTCAAGGTTTGCCATTGCATCAAGCCATCTTGCGACCGTCTCAGGGTTATCCATGTCAGTTGGCGCACCCTGTCGAACGATCTCAACGTCTTTATCCGTTGCTGGGCCGGGAGGTAGGAATTTAAGAACCTGACTGTTAACAAGGGCATTTTGGCGAATGCGCAAATCACGCAATGTCGTATCGCTTCCGGTAAGTTTTGCGAACATGTTCTGTGCGTTACCGAACAAACCTGTCGTTGGTTTTTCTGCTCTGAACTGTTGAGCAAGCGCACTCATAGAATTGGCTGAGTTTGATGATGCTGTGGCATTGTTTACAGCCGTCTCGATGCCTTTTTCCATGTTTACTGACAGCTTAGGTGCTTCGCTAATCAACTGCTGAGCCTTTTCCTGCGCTTGCTGCATCTTAAACCCGAACTCTTGCTGATCCAGAGCCAAGCGTTGTGCTGCGATATTGTGCCCAGTCATTGCTGACTGATAGGAAAGGTTTTGCCCTCTCGCCTGAAGTGCTTCACCAGCCTGATTGCTGCGGATTGTCTCTGCCAGCCTGCCTCGGTCAATTTCACGACCAGCCATCTTATCCTGAACAGCAAACGCCTTTTCTGGTCCAAGCGCACCGAGAGACATAGTAGTCAGCATGTGTGATAGCTGCTCTGGATTCTGGATACCTGTCTGAATCATCCAGTCAGCATTAGCACCAACGCGATTTAACCTGTCCTTGTTGTCAGTAATGAATTTACTGTAGGCTTCCGGCCCCTGAGAAAGAGCGACGTTAGCCCTCATGGCTAAATCGCCCATATCGTTGCGTTGCTGATCATTAAGACCGGAAAACGCCTGTTGTGCCTGTGCAACAAACGCTGGATTTTCCTGGGCAAACTTAAATAGTCCCGATGGATCACCAGAAGCCCATGCATCAGCGTGAACCTTATTGAACGCACTAATAGCTTTCTGTTGCTGTTCCTGATTGTAAATATCAGCAACTCCAGCCAGACCACGTAACGCGGTCAGACCAACGTTATTTGCACCTGAGCGAGCCAGTTCATTGTTTTCGCGGATCAGACCAAGCGTTGCGTTAATGTCGCTTGCCTTTGGCGCATTCTCATTTTGCGTACCGATGCCAGCCAGAAAACCACCAGAATTAATACCCTGTTGCCACGTAGCCATTGATTACCCCTTAATAAAGCAGTGAACCAAGCAGGCCGATACCAGCACCGATACCAGCACCCCACGGAGTTGATGAACCAATTAATTTCGCAAGTCCAGCCCCAGCAATAGCACCAGACGCACCTCCGCCAATAGCAGATTGCATTGCTGATGGTCTGTTGGCATTTGCCGCTGCAAGAGCCGCACTTTGCTGCGAAATCTGACTCATGTTGTTGGCGTACGTCTGCCCGGCGTTTGCCTGACCTTGCAGTGCGCCAAGACCAATATTTGCCAGATTCTGGTAGTTGTTCATCTGACCAGATAGCCATTGCTGACCAAGCGTTGGTGCGATTGTTGCTAACTGATTACCGGTTGCAGTGGAACCCAATCCACCTGTTGCTTCCGCTGCCGCCAGACTCTGATAGCGAGCCTGACCAGCAAGATCTTTGTACTGCTGAGAGTTGTAATACTGGTTAAGTGCCTGACCTTGCCCTTCCAGAGACGATAAGTTCTCGAGGCTGCCGACATACTTATCAGCCAGAGGAGTAAACGGCTTCAGGTTGTTCATGATGGTGTTGAACTGCTGATTTTGCAGGTCTGCGGCATACTTCTGGGCTTCTGCTGCATACTTTGCGCTTTTATCAGAGCTACCACCTTTCCCGCCTTTTTCAGGGCACCAAGGTTCCTCGCCGCGCAGTTTTCTGCCCAGCTTAAATGCATATAACATGGCTATCTCCCGTGATTCAGGAAGTCGATTAGTTCTTCGCGTGTGGCGCTGTAAAACGTCACGTCATCCACGCCTTTGAAGTATTTCTTGATGGTTCCTACACGCTTAAGGCCAATCATTACGCAGTAAATCTGCCCGTGGCGGAATTTGCGTGCGGCGAACGATGTGACGCACTGAACGGTGGTGTTAGTCAGAATGTATCGCCAGAACGCCAGCCCGATTTCCTTGCTGAAGCCGCGAATCTCTGGCAGGTACATGGCGTGGCAATCGAATGTAAGCGGCTGAATCTCCTGATAGTAAACAATGCCGCCGAACTGCCCGTGCACGTTCACCTCGAAGTAACGGCATTCAGGCTTGTAGTCGTATCCATCACCGTTGTTGCTACCAGCGATAATGTCAGGGTGATTTCCGACTGCTTCGATCAGGTCGATGTTTCGCGTTGGTTTGAACTGAATCATCACTGCTCCGCGATTATCTTGATGGTTGTGGCAGTAAACGCCGCACCATTTGACTGAATGGTTAACGTGCTGCCATTTGTGGCAAGAAAGCCGTCTTTATCCACGCTGAAGAACGTAGCTAACAGGATGTTATCGGTTGTTGTCGCCGCATTGCGACTGCTCACAAGTGTGTCAGGAACAGAGCCGGAAAAGGTTAGTTGCATTGATCTGTTGGCGGTTCCGCTGGGCCACGTCCCGACAATCGACAGCTTGAAGAACAAGGTTTTGTTCTCGTTGAACACAACCATCTTGTTGTTAACGGTGTCGAAGAATGGTGCCAACGTCCCGGATGACGGCGTGAGCGTTTTCAGCAGGCTAACAAGGTTGGTCGGCGCTGTCGGGATGGTTACAGATACACCAGAGTAAACAACCTCTGACTTCTTGCGTGTGGTTGCATACTCCAGAGCATCAATGCGCGTTTCATGGTCTGAAACCTGCGACTCCAGCGACTGAACTCTGGTATCAAGAGACGCAATATCGCTTTCATTCTGAGCGATTCGCGTTTCATGTTCCTGAAGAGTTGATTCTGCCTGGCTGATTCGCTCCTCATGATTAACAAGCGTTGCTTCCGCAGCAGAAATTCGCTGCTCATGGTCAGCGAGAATCACATCCTGCTCATCGTTCCTGACTTGTGCATCATAAGCGCCCTGTCCGGCCTCGTTGGCCTTGTTAGCCACGTTACCAACATCAGTACCCTGTGCGATAACGTAAAGCAGATACGACTGCGAGAAGATATTGCGTGGAAGGACTGATGTGTCGAGCCGTGTAGCCTGAATGATTACCGGCACATTGAGATTCGAATCCGCCATTACTCAATCCTTATCTGAGCGCCAGACAGAGTGACAGGTGACTTCGTGATAACGCGCAATTTGAAGCCGACATTTTTCCTGATGCGCCCTACTCGCTTCCACAAAACGCGTTTGTCGTAAACGAACGGTTCATTCTGCTCAATCATCTGCTCACGACCGTAATTTATGCCGTCAGTGGTTGCAGAGAGAAAAAGGCGGTCGGCGTACTGCGCAACGCCGGTCGATGATTCCACCTCCAGATCAAAGCATCTGGCGTTATCCGCTTTGAACAGTGGAGTAAACAGCAGGTGTTCTTGCTGTAGCCCATACTGGCTACTGATATCGAATTGCAATTTCCCGGTCACGGACTCCAGCTTATCGCCGCACGTTATCTGATTGCCTTCGTAAATGAAGTCGATAGCGCGGTACACATCGTCATACAGGCCTGTTTTCAGCACACACCATTGCGGACCATTAGCGCTTGAAGATGCGTCGTAAACAAGAACATGGCGCGGCAGGTGAATAATCAGCAACTCATGAGCATCAAACCGCAACGATTCCATCACGCCATCAGCCAGTTCATCAGCAGTGTAGGAGCGTAGTATTTTCTCAATGCTCGCGCTGGCGATTGGTGACACCTGACCGGAGCCGATGATGTATACAGACGGCGCACCTGTTGCTGGATTGCTGATAAACGCATAGGAATCAGCAAACGGCGTTTTGCAGTAAGTTCCGGCAATGCCTTTCTGCACCATCAGCGATGGCTGGGCGACATACAAAGCAGCACCAACGGTGGTTGCACCAGTCAGGGAGAAATATTCAATCGTCGATGAACCAAAGCAGACGATGAAGTCTCGCCATGTTCCGATTCCGATGATGCCGTCAGGCTGCGACTCGGCACGATATTGTGCGCTGTAGCGGTCAGGATGTGATTCGTCTTCAAGGTCAGTGATAAACCATGAATCCGTGCCGTCTTTTGACCACGCATAACGCCCGCGTAAGCGCGTAATGTCACGAACAGAACCTAACTCATACTGCGTGAATCCGCTGTCTGTAGGCCAGTTTGAGACTCTTTTAACCGTGCCATCATAACGATACTCGACCAGTTGGCCATTAACGCCTACAGCCTGAGATGTCCGACCATGCGCCATTGATACACGACCACTTCCGGCAACATCACCGACTTCACTTTCTCCTTTGTACAGCTTGCCGCCACACACGCGATAAACAGCACTCTGCGCCATGTTGTACTCAACTCCGCGCGATACGCCGTTCACATCAGAACGTTTGGCAATGCCCGGGAATGAGCGAAGATATCCGCTGCTGTTCAGGATTTCTTTGGGTGTAGCCAACATATTCACTGGCAGATAGTCGATATAGTCGGCGTTTCTAAAGTCTTTGCCGACACCTTTCATAAGCGGAAGTTGCTGAATCGGCATTTATTCACCTCACGTACTCGGATCATCTTTCTCGATGTAAAACCGATTCCACGTAAACGCGCTTTTGTTACCACTACCGCGAGGCATGTCATTTCGCCGCTCAAGTGGTGGTATTTTGGTTAAAGCGATACAGATTGTCTGATATGCACTGTCAGCAGCGGTAAGGAGAGCGTCTGACGGCTGAATGACGTTATCCATGCACACTTGCACAGCGAGTTTCAAAGCGACGCCATCATTTGCCCATGCAGGGATACCTGAATCATCGTCAGGTAACGGCATGATGCCGTTTTCTGTATCAGCAAACTGATACCCAAGCTCGATACCTTTAGCCTGCCATGCTGCCATCATGTCTTCGAGGTCATTAATGGCATCTTCAATTGCCTGAGGGTCAGCATCTGTCAACGTGGCATTGGAATACAGCCCAGCTTTTCGTAAAGCCTTAAGAACGAGATCACCCTTCGTTTTCGCCATCTTCTTCCGCCTTAGCCACTTTTTGCTTCGTTGCGGTTTCTTCAGGGGTTTTTACCCAGCCTTTTTTCAGGTGAGATTTAACTTCTTCGTCATCAACAATGATGTAATCGACAGCAAACTGACCACAGGTGATCATGTTGCCCGACTTATAGAGCATTGTTCGTGCCATTGTCTTCTCCCAATAAAAATGGGGCCGAAGCCCCACCAAAATTACTGCCCGGCAATAACGATGCCCGTATATTCAGGAACAAGTACAGAGCAACCGTACAGAGTGGTGAAACGAGCAGTGGTTACGCCTTTGATGTGGTCGAAGGCGTAAGACATGATCAGCGTAGCGCCCTGAACCGCCCCGGGTTTCCTGGAGAGTGTTTTATCTGTGAACTCAGGCTGCCAGATCATCGTTTCCGATGGAAGCATAATAAGCTTTTTCTGCTTCTGCCGGAGGAGTATGGCCCAGCCTTCCCAGCAATCGTCGATTGTTATACCAGTCCACCCACGTTAGTGTGGCCAGTTCCACTTCTGCACGGTTTTTCCAGCTCTTACGGTGTATTACCTCCGCTTTGTAAAGACCATTGATGCTCTCAGCCATCGCGTTGTCATACGAGTCGCCTGTACTCCCTGTTGATGCCAGTAATCCGGCTTCTTTTAGTCGCTCCGTATAGGCCAGTGACACATACTGAGAGCCTTTATCGCTGTGATGGATGGTGCCAGACGGACGACGGGCCCACAACGCCTGCTCCAGCGCATCCAGCACGAATGTCGTTTCCATAGACGATGAGACCCGCCACCCCACGATGTATCCGGCAAACACATCAATGATAAACGCCACATAGACGAAGCCCTGCCATGTGCTGACGTAAGTAAAATCAGCCACCCACAGCTGGTCAGGTCGTTCTGC